CAGGACTGACCAGCGTCCAGAGCGCCACGAGTCCGGAGCCTGAGCGCGCCTATGTGCCGCCTTCACAACGGATGAGCACTCGTTCTAACCCGAGGGCATCGCAATGACAGTCAGCACCACACAATCCCGGATCGGGTACAACGGCAACGGGGCGACGACAGTCTTTTCGTTCCCGTACCGATTCCTGGCGGACGCCGATCTCACGGTCACTCTGGTCCGCGCAGACACGACTCAGGTCGTCCAGGTGCTCAGTACCGACTACACCGTCTCCGGTGCCGGGGATGACGCGGGCGGCACAGTCACGATGGTCGTGGCCCCGGCCACCGGGCAGCAGTTGATCATCGTGCGCGATATCGAACTGACGCAGGAGACGGACTATATCTCGGGCGACCCGTTCCCTGCTGAGACGCACGAGCGCGCACTCGACAAGCTGACGATGATCTCGCAGCGCCTGAACAACCTGATCTCTCGCTCGATCCGGCTCAGTGACGCTGATCTGCTGGTGACCTCGACGATCCTTCCGGCACCGGTTGCCAATGCAACCCTGGTGTGGAATGCCACTGGAACCGCACTGGTAAATGGGGTCGGCACCGGTGAATTCGTGGGCCTGTCGCCCTACATGGAGGTGGTTCTAGGGTCTGTGGATATTGCCGAGGCGCAGACGAACCTCGGGGTATCCGCATTCGTTCAGACCATCTTCAATGATGCCGATGCTGCGGCTGTGCGCACCACTATCGATGCAGCATCGGCCACCGGGACCACGACGAACGACAACGCGGCTGCCGGCAAGGTAGGGGAAGTGCTCGAAGCGGAACTGGTGTCTGGATCGGCCACCGCGCTGACGACGGCTACCTCGAAGAACGTAACATCGCTCCCCCTCGCGGTCGGTGATTACGATGTCGATGCGATGATCGGTTTCACGATTGTCAATACCTCAACGATCTGGCAAGGCAGCATCAGTCAAATCTCCGCGACGCAGAACGCCAAGAATCGAGATTATCGACGTGTCGGCGCCGCGGGCAACCTGATCGGCATCTATGAAGCTGCGGTCCCGTCAGCGCGTATTTCACTGGCAGCGCCGGCTACGCTCTACTTGGTGGCCGAGGCGACTTTTGCGTCAGGATCGAATGCCGCCTACGGGTGGATCAGGGCGAGGCGTGTGCGATGAGAATGGTTTTGCTGTGGGTCATGATGCTGTGCGCGCCGGTGTTCGGCCAGTCGGTGCAGGAGAACCACTTCGACATGCGCGTTGTGTCTGCGGGCGCCGTGGCCGCCACCACCGGCCGCGGGGTCACCATCCTCGCCGGCGACTCGCTGATCGAAGGGTTCTGGTGGAACTCCACGTCCTGTGGCGCCTTGATCAACGCCGGATCCGGGGGCGCGACCACCGAGATGCTGCACGACCGGATCAACAACCTGGAAGCTCGGACCCTGCCGTCCGTCATCGTCATCAGCATTGGGGTCAACGACGCCCACGAGGGCTTTGACTTCGAGGCATGGCGAGCACGGATCAACGGTATCGTGTATTCGATGTGGATCAAGCGGGTAACGATGGTGATCGAAACCATTGCCCCGATCGAGCAGGGGAAGCCTCTCGGTGACGGGTACTTCGACAACAACGCAATACTCCAGATGAACGCGCATCTTCGGGTGCTGGCGAATGCCTATCGCCAGGGTGCTGTGCTCAACGACCAGCACCCTGCACTGGCGGACCCTGACGGGTTCGCGCCTCGGGGAATGACCACAGATGGCGTGCACCACACCGGAGCTACTCAGCGCGAGGTGTTCCGACTACGAGAATTCGCCATCAAAGCCGCATGGCTTAAGCGTGGAATCCGATGCTGACAACGAAAGGAACCCCTGTGCTCGATCCGCAACATCACGAGTGGTGGCTGACAACGGTACTGATGATTGTCCTCTCCACTTGGGCAGGGATCGTCAGCTACTTGAGGATGTTGGTCAAAGGTGTGGAGTTCAAGATGCTTTCATTCGTCAGCCACATTTCGAGCAGTGCCCTTGCTGGTCTGATCACCGTGCTGCTGTGTGATCAGTACGAGTTGTCGATCCAATGGACCGGGATCGCGTGTGCCATTTCTGGACACATGGGCGCCGAGGCGATGAAGATTTTCGAGGACCGTCTCAAGAAGAAAGCGGAGGCTCTGGATGCCTGAGATCAAGCCTGTCGAAGCGCCCGGTGGCCGGAACATGTGTGCTTTTCTGGACATGATCGCATGGTCCGAGGGCACGGATCACCCGTCGCAGAAGTCCAAGGATCGTGGGTACGACGTGATCGTGGGTGGTGGGCTGTTCGAGAGCTACGAGGACCACCCTCGCAAGCTCGTGAAGCTCCCGCGCCTGGGTATCGGCTCCACGGCTGCCGGCCGCTACCAGCTTCTGTCGCGCTACTGGAACGTCTATTCCCGGCAACTGAATCTCCCGGACTTCGGACCCCTGTCGCAAGACCTCGTGGCAATCCAGCAGATCAAGGAGCGCCGCGCTGTGGAACTGATCGAGCAAGGCAAGATCGTTGAAGCGATCGGCCGAGTCAAGAACATCTGGGCCTCGCTTCCTGGCGCCGGCTACGGGCAGAACGAGCACAAGACGAACGATCTGTTGGTGGCCTACGAGAACGCAGACGGGCGATACGGATGACCAAGCTGCTGCCCCCGTGGGTCATGTGGCTGGCGCTGGCGGTCCTTGTGGCAGCAGCGACCGGGTGGGGGTGGGTCAAGGGCGCCGCCAGCGTGCAGCAGGACTGGAACACTGAGCGTGCGGTTCAAACGATCGCGGTACTGCGCGTACAGGTCAAGCAGGCTGAGGTTACCGAGCGCATCGTCACGCAGTACGTCGACCGGGTGCGCGTGGTGCGCGAAACCGCAGACGCCGTTATCCGAGAGGTGCCCGTCTATGTCCCGCAGTCCTGTGATGCTGATGGCCGTCTGCCTGCTGGCTGGCGGGTGCTCCACGACGCCGCCGCCAGTGGTCGTGCTGCCAGCACCTCCACAGACGCTGATGCGCAGCCCGTCGCCCCTGACACCGCTGCCGCCACCGTCGCGCGCAACTACGGAACCTGTCGAGAGACAGCCGAGCAACTGACTGCCCTGCAACAGTGGGTCCGTGAGCAAGCCGCCGTCCGGCCGTAGGCACCGGCCCTGGCCAGGGTGGAACGACCTCACACCCGAGCAGAAGATTGAGTTCCTGTTCTCCGAGTGCGACAGGCTCAGGGAGGACAGGAACGAGTACAAGCAGATGTACATCAACCTGCTACGCGAAGTAGTGGATGTACAGCATGAACACCCCGAACCCCAGACACCCGAGGATCAAGGCTAGCTGTTCGCCCTTGCTCAGTTCGCCGTAATCCACCGGCGACAGGTACTCGGACTCACCGAATGCCTCATGCCGGCTGCGCGGTGCCGTGATGTTCTTGCGCCACGGGTCTGTCGATCGATGTGTACTCATTTTTCAGCCTTTCTTCTTCCAGATAGAAAAGTAGCTGCAGGATCATCAAATGATGCGATGCACTAGTTGGGTTCGACTCGACAATGCTTCTTTCGACCGGTGACATTCTGAGTCGCAGTATTTCACCCATCGAAATACTGCCGTTGAAATGGATAGTGTCGTCAGCGACTGTATGTCGCGCTTCAAAATTCATTTCATTCCCCACTGAACCACACGACCGAACACATAAGCGACCGTGATGCTGAGTATCAGGTATGCGAGTACGCAGAGCCAGATCATTTCGATGCTCCTATGAAGATCACACCTTTGTAGATGTCTGGCGCCAAGCGCCCCTGTTCCCTGATCGGCACGACCGTCTGCTTCTGCGGGCGCCAAGGTCGGAACTCGTAGACATGGACCTCGGGCATCACGAACGGACCGAACCGTGCTGACCCCTTGGTCTGGCAGCTACCGTAGCGCGTAATCTTGCGCTCCATCTCCAGATCGTTCAAGAGCAGGCTGACCGAGGTGCCCATGAGCTTCGTCTTGATAGCGATCTCCGGGATACTGAGCTTCGTGGGTGACGACTCGATGGCGTTCAGCACCAGTGCCAGATTGACTTTGCGAGTCGTGATCGCTTTGGTCGGGGGTGATTTCAGCATGAGATACCCCTCTTGGTAAAAGCCCACTTGATGCGCTGCCAGAATGTCATGTTTTCGATGGTTTCTCTTAGCCTCAGTGCTCTCGCTTGATGGAGATCAATCGTCAGTTCCATACTGCTGATATTCGCTAACATATTATCTTCACGAATACGATATTCAGTACGAATCGGTAACTCCAGAATCTCCTTAAGACGATGGTCGAGTGCAATGTACTGGTCACTACGATCAACCTCTCCTGTTTTTTCATTCATCTTACATGACGATATCCGATGAACGGGAACACGATGAGTGATGACGTCCATGACCATTGAGGGTTCCGACTCAATCACTAAGGGTTCCATGTGGTATGACGGAAACTGTCCAACCATCTCGTGATACTCAATGTAGTCACTGACTGCTGTTACTTCTGACTTTTCCACCTTGTACAGCGTTACTCGCCTCATCATCATTCTCCTGTTGTGTGATTAGGTAACTACACTGTATCACAGATTCCGGGATTGTCTATAGGTTTTGATGGCCGACCTCAAACTTAGCTCGGACTCATCCTTCTCAGCCAGCGCCAGTGACTGCGCTTGGTCCAGGGTGTCGCGCATCATGATCCGATGGCAGATGACCGGCACCCCTTGACCCTGGCGCCGCAGACGCGCGTTGAACTGCTTGTACAGGTCCAGTGACCATGTGAGTCCGAACCACGCCAGTATGTGTCCGCGGTCCTGGAGGCCATCCACGCCATGACCCATGCTGGCCGGGTGGCCGATCATCAAGGCACACTTGCCCGACTTCCACCGAACCATCGCGTTCTCCAGCGCCCGCTCACTCTTGCACTCGGTCAGGTTGATCGGGTCCAGATGCTTGAACCTCGTCATGATCCGCTCCGCGTCGCTGCGGTAGGCGTAGGCGCACAGGATCGGCTCCCCGTTTGCCTCGTCGATCAACTCCTCCAGCGCATCGAGCTTCAGGTCGTGCAGCGCCTCCCACAACGGCATCCCGGCGATCGGATACACCGCACCATTGGCGAACTGGAGACAGGCGTTCGTGAGGCTGGCCTGATTGAACATCTCCTTCGACTGGCCAGAGTCCAGTTGCAGGAAGAAGTCCTTCTCCATCTGGTCGTAGCGCGCCCGCAGCGCCTCGGGCATCTCGACCTCGATGTCATTGACGATCAGATTCGGGAGCGGGTTGTAGTCCTCGGATGACATCTCCAGTGTGATATCTGCAATCAGTTCCTTGATGCCTTCCTCAGTATCACGATATGGCAGCACCTTGCGCGACTCGGTAGAAGGTTTCCTGTACCACTGAGTCATGAACTTAGTTTTCGATGTGCCCAGGCGCTGACCCCGATCGACCACCAGATACTGACCATGAAGGTCTTTGTACCCATTGGACGCCGGAGTGCCCGTGAGTCCTGTGATCCAGTCGAAGCAGTCGATCACGTTCTGGTTCCTCTGAGGGTTGTAGAACGCAGTTACCCTATGGGTGTTGCTGTTCTTGCACTTACTAATCTCATCCCAGACAAGACCGTTAAATGGAACAGGTCGCCCTTTGCTCAGAAAATAGGTATCAAGCGTCCGTGCAAGCCACCCCAGATTCTCGTAGTTCACAAGGTAGATGTCGGCCGGCCGCAGCAGCGCACGGGTACGCTGGTCTCGTGTGCCCGTGAGCATCGAGAACTTCAGGTGGCTCGTGTGGCTCCAGCGTACGGCCTCTTGGCTCCATACCAATCGAATTACGCGGATCGGGGCGACGATGACCACGCCACGCAGGAAGCCGGCGTTCAGTAGATGCACGATGCTGGTGAGCGTGATGGCGGACTTCCCGAGTCCCATGTCCAGCCACAGCATCGAGTGGGGAGATGAGCACTGGAAATTGACCGCCTTTTGCTGGTAGCCGTGGAGCTTGTCAGGGGTCAGCATGTAGTCCCCCACTGCTGCGCCATCGCATCCGCAATGCCCTGATACGTGCGGCTGCGCTCTTTCCAGCGGTCGGGACTTGGGCCTAATTTGTTTTGACCACTAGAGGTTTGGTTTCCCCATACCATTTTCGGAGCAGGGGTTTCCCGTGTGCCAAACAACACTCCATTACGTTCCTGAATGACTACATCGTCCTCGTGCGGACCAATGCACTCACAGTCCGCATAATGCGTATCACACTCTGGGCAAAAAGGCTCCCCGCACAATTCGCACTCAAGCATGTCTGCCGCGCACTGAACCAACGACCAACCTTTAGGCGGAATGACGTCGCTTCGGGAATTAACCTCAAGGCAAGGCAGGTTCTTGAGCCAGAGGCAGGTTTGCTTGCTCGCATCATCGCCAAACCACCACGGATGAATGATTTGATCGGGCTTGCGTATGCGACTACTGATGACGCTGATCGGGTTTTCGATGGCGATTCGCGGGATGGGCGCGTCCATCAATCGACGGACAAACTCAAGAGCGTCGTCCGTAAGCTTCGGATCGCGCAGCCCACGAGTCGTCCAGTGCATCCCGCTGACGCTGAGATAGGTGCAGGGTGGGTGTGCAATCATTAAGTCCCATCCCTTATCGATCACATCAAACACGTCACCTGTCCAGTGCAGACCCGGTGACTCGGTAGGTAAAAGGTCACACGACATTGCAAAGTGACCCAAACGAGTAAATGCGTCACGTACTCGTCCACTATATTCACACGCCACAAGAACACGCATCACAGCCCCCGAACCATACCGTCCACCATCTCTTTCCCCGCATCCACAGAATCAATGACCCAGACCTCGACCATCTGCTGCCGGAGTCGATGGTGCTCGCGCTCCTGCGGTGCAGTCGGCTTCATTCCTTGCTTCTTGAACTCCACGAACCACATGTGCCCGGTGGGTCCGATGAACAGACGATCGGGCACCGCGGCTCTGGAGGGGCTGGTGAACTTGTACGTCAGGATTCCGCGGTCTTTGGCGTAATCACATACCTTCTTCTCGATGTCACGTTCCAGCATTGTCGATCTCCTGAATCGCCCGCTTGCAGTAGATAGCAGCATCCAACAATTCTTCGTACTGGTGCTGAAGCCACTGTTTCAAGTGCAACGGGTTCTGTGATACCGGCATCCCGTACTTTGACAATCCGCGATTCTTCCGATCAAGGATGTCGGCAATTACCTCCATCTCAGTGTCCTTCACGACAGACCCAGACATAGCTTCTCCACTTCCCGAATGTAGTAATCAAAATCCACAGGCGCTGTGGCATCCTTGATGTCATTGCACACGCAGACACCCCATCCACTTTCCACCCCAATCCGGCGCCACTGATCAGGCTTCTTCGCCAGCGGGGGCATCCACTTGTACAGCCGCCCGCCACCCTTCGCCACGTAGTACCTCGTGGTGTTCTGAATCTGCTTCTCACCATCACCGTAGTCGATCGCCAAGTAGCTCGATTTCGGCACCTTGACGCGCAGCATGAAGTCGTACATATCCGGCCAGTTCTCGATCGTCTCCCGGATCGGTGCACCTTCAACCAGCACCTTCTCGGCTACCTTCGGGACCACCAAGGCGCTGTGGTTCTGGTGCCATTCGAGGTCATACTCATATGCCCCTTTCCTCTTGAGCTTCCCGACCATGTACTCCGCGATGTAGCTGTTCACGTCACGAATGAACATGCGGAAGTACAGCGCCTCCTCCAGCGTCAGTTGGGTCATCTGCTCCCACTCACCCCGGATGCGTTCGACCTCGGAGAGCAGGTCACGATGCACCTTGACCGTCAGACCGTCCGTGTTGATCTGGATCAACCGCAGACCCTCCAGCTTCATCAGTTCCTCGGCCAGCCGGCACAGGAGAAGCTGACCGTTCAGGGTGATCTTCATGGTGAACAGCGGGTCGTAGAACACCGAGAAGACGTTGTTCGAGTCACCATAGACCCCATTCAGCGCGAGCTTCAGCATCGCATTCTCAGCTGACCCCTTGGCGTAAGTCTTCCGCTGCTCGTACAGGTGCTGGTAGATGTCGCAGAACCCCTGACCCAAGTGCTCAGGGAAGAACCGATTCTTGATGGCCAGGTTCGGGTAGTACGAGGACACGTCGAGATCGATCACTGCGTAGTCGGAGTCGGCTTCCACGATCTCGTTCTCCACGGAGCCGTGGATGCCCCCGGTGCCGAACACAAACTCGAACCCGTTGACCCGCGCCACGAGGTCCGTGAAGACCCCCTTCGTCTCGGTGATCGTCTGTGCCTTCAGCCACTCCAGCACCCGTTGAAACTCGGGCTGCTCGAATGTGATCCACGGCAGGATCGCGTCCTTCAGGTGAATCTGTGGGCGCTTGGTCTGCCGCGGCGTGCGCCCCTTGGGTCCGAAGTCGTAGCACGCGACGCCGGCTTCCTCCAGCTTCATGATGAAGTAGTCCTTGCCGATCTTCGTGTCGTTGAAGTTCAGCCAGTCGCGCCCAGGGTACTTGGCGCACAGTTCCTCTCGGAACGCGATCATCGGGCGCGTCTCGTGATAGAACCGCTTGGTCTGGGCGACGTCGTGCGCGTTGTACTGCTTCAGCACCTCAGCCTGCTCGCGCGTCAGACTGGTGCCGAACGGGAACGGTAAGTCCTGTACCGAGTCAGCGCGCATGTTGAACTCCAGCACCTTGAGACTAGTGCTGCGTGCCCGGTTGTCGAAGTGGTGAATCTTGAACAGGTCGATCTGGGTGACCAGACGATCGGACTCATAGACCATGTGGTTCCAGCGACCCTCGTCGTCCTGAGAGCCGATGATCGCCTGAGCCTTGTCGTACAGGTTCTTGGCTGTCGCCTTACCCTGGCGAATCAGAGTATGCAACACCGGGTAATCGAACCCGAGACTGTTGAACCCCACCATCCGAGAGTCGGTGTCCTTCAGGTACATCAGGAACTCGATGATCTGCCGGGAGTCGTCACGCCAGTCGCTGATCTCGAATGCCCACCGGAACGGTGCGTCCGCGTGCTCCACGGCAAGGGTGAAGATATTGGGGTACGTCTCGATGTCGTAGATGAAGTCACTACTCACGACTTCACCTCGCATGTAAAACCACAGTCTGCCGGCGCGTCTTGCTTAAATCGCCCTCGATTCGGTGCAAGCTCGTCCAAGTAAACTGGCCCATTACTATCCTTGTTGACAGCATGACCAATGGCTCGCTCCAACTTTGCCATTTTTTCAAAGTGGTCGGGAAAGTCTTTTCTGATCTTATTCCAATACCCCATACCACCCTTGACACAACCGACGCAATTGTTGTTGGAATACCCAAGGGAATACATCACCGGCAACTTGAGCCCAAGTCGTAGTAAATGAGAATAACAATCTTGTTTGCTAAGACCGTTGTCAATAAGGATAAAGTCTTCTGTTACATCGTTATTACCATCAATAAACCTGTTTGCGCGATCTTGTTCTTCAATAGTGTATCCAAATACCTGAATATCACCAGGGCGCTGATAAGACTTACGCATGTCTTTTTTTAAGATCATTGTGCAAGGTGCACCATGCTCGTTCTTGATGAACTTACGCCTCATAAAAACTTTATAGATCGACCCTTCGTGTTGCTCATCCATGATTACTTTGACAGAAATGCCAGTCACACGGGTAAAGTCGTCAAGAAACCGAAGGTTATCCTCATGTTCTTCGACAACGCGACAATATACGGCTTGAATTTCGCCATACTTAACAGCAGCGAGAAGGGTAGCCACAGCACTGGCGGCACCACATGAAAACCAAGAAATTACACGCATCACAATTACCTGTAGTTGGAGGGTGCCGAGTTGCTGTGTTCCCCGCTCGGCACGAGGTATGAGGAGGACAACCGCCCCATCTTCCGGTCAGGGGAGACGGTTGTCCAAGTGGATGCGATCTGACACAGCGCCACGCAGGCTCACTCAGCTATCCCTACCCCTGAACCATCATGAACGGCGGCAACGGCATCGGAGGCGCCACGGTGCCCGGTTGTGCGAGGAACCCCGGCACCGGTGCGCCAGTCTTGACGGCACCAAACAGCGCGGACGCATCGATGTTGCCCTCACCGAACGCAGTGTCGTCGGCCGCAAACTGGACAGCCACCAGATCGCAGCGAACACCGCACCCGTGCTTGTTCTCTTGCAACCACGGCTTCACGGCCACATTGACGCGGCAGCCGCCGTACATCTTGCGCGCGAGTTGCTGATAGGCCATCGAGTTCGCCGGATCGACCGGCTGCCCGTTGTCCTGGATCATCTGCGGCGGGTTGTCCCGGCCGGCCGTGATATAGACCATGCCGGCGTACCCGTCGTAAGGCTGGAAGTTCTTCTTGTTCACCCGCTCAGCACCGGAGCCGTAGCAGCGCGACTTGCGATCGGCAGCGATCATCTGCATCACGGTCTGCGCGTGCTCCTTCCACTTCTCGACCGCCATCGCACCATACCGCTGGTAGAACTGTGCGAACCCTGCGTGATCGGGCGGCATGATGAAGTCGCCGTTGTAGCTGATGCGCTCCTTCCCCGTCTCCGGGGATACCTGCTTCTGGGGTTCGATCAGGTGCGGGAACGAGAGGCGCACATCCGACAGAAAAATCACATCATCCATTACTGTTACT